GCCACCTTTAAATGTCATTAATCCTGATGCTCTCGGGTTGATGTGACGTAAAGGCGAGAATGGATTATATATACTATTGCTCATTTTTTAACTCCATTGAGTGCACAACGTACACCTGTTTGTATTTTTCGTTTTTGGATCCTGTTAGTTTATCTAGAACCCTAGACCAGCCTTTTCTACCATACATCTCAATGCGTTTACAACCTTGCTTTCTAGCATACTGCTCAATTGCATGATGGGCTTCTTTGTATTCTTCCCACTTGCTATCTCCTACTGAAGTAGTTATGAGTAAGTGTAGTGATTTATGTGTGTCATAGTGATTGACTTTAGTTACAGTGATGTTTACAATTTCTTCTGTATTACCAATTACTGCCCAACACTGATAAGTGTTGTTACTAAATTTATTTAAATAATGGTAGGGATTAGACTCCCCTGCAGAGCAAGACAATGCAGAAGAAATAGCCTTTTCGATTACTTCCCAGTGCTGCATTATAGTCTCTGATGATAATTGTATTACTCTCACTGTGTTTTCCTTATGTTGGTTTAGTCGGCCAAGTTACATTACCTGGAAAGCCAGAAGACTCTGGTATATTTAACAAGGCTTGCCTATAGGTTTTCCATTCTTCCTGTTTATCGTTAGACATTTCTTCCCACCTGAGAGCGTTACTAACTATAGGGTCTACAATGCTACCTAAAAGTATATCTCTTTCAACCCTAATGTTTATACTTAATGCTTCAGCAGTAGGAGGAGAATAAGTTTCAACATTATTGTTAATTTGCATAGATGTTTTTAACATTGTATTAATTGCAATTGCACTTGGTTCTGCTTCATTGTTAGCAATACTATAAGGTATCCAACCAAAATCAGGATGTTGTATTTCACAATCAATATCTGTGTCTGTTATATATTTTGCATTTTTATATTCCATTATGATATCCTTACCCATAGTGTTATGAAGAAAGAGTTAGTAGTCGCACTTCCTCCAATGCTTTTCCAAGTTCCACTCAGACTAGTGTTTTGTCGTGATATGTATAAAGCACTGTTACTGCCATTACCTGAACTTCCAAAGGCAGCTGGTTTTAAATTACTACCTGCTATTTGTGTCCCAACAGTTAATTGAATAGAACTTGCTGGATCAACCATTGCTAAACAATAAGAGCCTATTGTGTTGTACTGATTTGTTGCTAAGTTTCGCACTTCTTTTGACACTGTAGATCCCATAACAGCAGTGTGTTGAACAACACCAGCCGCACCTGCACCACCGTTTCTGTTACCACCAGTACCACCAGCGCCTCCTGCACCAATAGAAACAATATCTAAATAAATATTATTACCATTATTAATTGCATTGTAGGTTATTGTTTGTTTAATTGCAGCAGATCCACCAGATCCACCAGCACCATCTTGACCAAAGAAACCTTGACTGTCACCTCCAGCACCACCTCCCCCTGCTCCGTAGCTAGTGCTCGGGGCAGGATTTGCAGCAAAACCTTGAGTAACATAAGCTCCACCAAGCCCAAATTCTGAAGATGCACCAGCAAGACCACCTTGTTGAGCAAGAGTAGGAGCATTTAATCCACCTGCTGCACCTGTTGCTGTTAAAGTAGCTACTACGGTGCCGCTTGCAGAACCTGTTCTAAGCTTTACTGTAGTAGTGCCGCCTGTACCCCCGCTTCCACTCCCTGTATAGTTTTCAAGGCCATAGCCTCCACCACCTCCACCACCTAAAGCACTTAGGGTTATTACTCCAAGAGCTGACCCTACTCCAAGAAGTGTAACACCTGAAGAGGTTTTTGTATCAACACCAGTAACTACATTACCACCAGAAATTAACTCAGGATTAAATATTCTTAAACCTTCAGTTTCATTATGTATAATTCCTTCAAGTTCTAATGACCCATTAACAGAACTGTGACTTACTTCAAATCCAATTAGTTGAATTGTCCCATTACCCGAGGTTGGGGCGCCGTTATAAATAAATCGTTCACCTACTGTATTTGAGGCTGCTCCAAAAGTTGTCCAATTACTAGTTCCAACAGTTACTATTTGATACTCACGACCATAATGCATTCCAGATGGGCCCATTATGTAAGGGCGAAGTTCACGACCAATATAAACACCTGCTTCTCTATAAGAAGAAATAGAACTTCTTCCTCCAAGTATTCCAGAATTATTACCTGCTAGTAGTAAGTGATTATCAATATCTATTTGGTCTGTTTTAATACTATCCGTAGTTATATTACCACCATCAATATTAGTTACAGTAGAGCCATCTAATGCAAAATCACCATCAACAAAAGACACTACTCCTGAAAAAGAAGTTCCTTTCTTCGAAGTGGTTCCTGTATCAGAAGAAGTTGTAGATGTTCCTGAAGTATCTATAAATAGAAAATCAGAAAAATAAATATTAACTGCAGAGTTAATTACTTTAGTTGGAGGTACTTCATTCCATGTAGTTGGGTTAGGAACTAATGCACCTGTTGACCAAGTCAAAGTACCAGTAGGGGTAGCAGGTAATGGATTATTTGTTCCAGGAGTGTATGCTAAATAAACTCTTCGGCTTTCAAATCTGGGGGCAGGAGAACCTGTTGGCCCTGTAGAACCTGTAGAACCTGTTGCACCATCATATCCCTGTGCTCTGTAAACTGTCCATCCACCACTACTATAATTACCCGTAGAGTTACTTTGAGTAAGAACATTTTGAGCAAGCCATAATGCTTCTCCAGAACCAATACTAGGTACAGTAGCGGTCCAACTGCCTGTATTAGCAGCTGCACCTCCTGTAGTAAAGCCTGCATTAGTAGAAGGATTTGTTGGTTCATTAACACTTGAATCATAAAGATATATAGTTATACTTCTATCACCGTTAGTTCCTGCTGTACCTGTAGATCCTGTAGATCCTGTAGATCCTGTAGCTCCATCCGTACCATCAGTACCGTCAGCGCCATCCGCGCCTGTTGCACCCAGTATTTTAACCCAACCGTTTTCTTTAAACAACCATATGCTGTTTGTTGACTCAGCATAGATTAACTGACCTTCTGTTCCAAGAGTAGAAGAAGTAGGATCTCCAGAAGAAATAGTAGGTTTATACGCTACTGTTCCTAGCTCCTTAACAATTGCAAGAAAGGTATCTCTTATTGATTTGTCTTTAATTCCTGCGGGTATAAATACATTAGTACTCATTTTTCACTCCTATCCTGCGAGTAGCAGTATCATCTTTGACCTGAAGGTTTAATTTCTAAGTCTAATCCTGTTATCTTTGGGTTTACAGTACCGTTCATAGCCACCTCTAAATTAAAGTATCTACCGTTAAGTCTGTAATCTCGTTTATATCCTGATCCTACTGCCGGATCAAAAGTTCTTTTATATTTATCATCTCTGTTTGCAAAAGTTTTTACTAACTCTGAATCAACTATAGTACTATTGAGGCTTCCTGCTGTAATTGCAGTAGTATTGAAGCTACCACTACTCATAGGATAGACTGCAGTAATATCTTTTGTAAGGTGAGGATTACCAAGGTCTTGTTTTAAGAACTGAGCAAAACCACCTGACTCAAAAGTATCTCCGAGAAGGTATATACCTGTGTTATTAAATCCGTAGATGTAAATCTGGCCATTAATCTCTCCTTCTGTCATGCCTGTTAAGTTAGGTAAACTGCGTTTATGCCAAGTATCATCTTGGTAGTTGTAAACATAAGCAAAATTAGTTCCAACAGAAGAATTGCCCACTGCACTATAACATACCCAAACTTCTTTATCTCGTGTGTTAAGAAAAGTAAAAGTTCTTTGTTTGTGTGCAGGATTTACTGTACCAAAGATATCTCTTTGTATACGTCCTTTTGATATATCTTGTTTGTTTGGTCCACCATCATGTATGTATATACCGTAGTTGCCAAGCACAAAGTGACGTCCATCTCCTATATCTTCAAAGCAACCAGGACTATATAACCCGTCATCATCAAATAGCATTTCACTAGTTAAATATAAAGGATCACCCGTGTCTTGATACCTGTAAACAGAATCATCTTTGTAAGCAATAAGGTAAGGACCTAGTTGTGCTGCATCAAGCAACTGACCAGATGTCTCAGTAAGAATATCGTCTCCTGCCGTGTTAGTCGCAGCATAGCGCCATGTTATTCCACTAATTGTATTAATATCAGTAATAGGAGTAGACCATGCAAGAGTAGAATTGCCTAAATTTTCATTAGACAAATATTGTCCACTAAGATTTAATGCTACTAGTCTGTTATTGAATGTGGCCATTCTCTGAGCCGTAACTCTTGTGGAGGCCCCCGCCTGGGCAGATCCATCGGCAGCTCCAGAATACCAATTAGCAAGATATAAAGCTTGGTAATTAGGAGAAGCTTCAGTGCCATTGTTTGATACTCTTATAGGTTGATTAATTCCATCATTAACTATCAACACTCCGTTGAAAGCAAAAAAGTCAAAACCAAATCTAGTGTTTTCAACTAAGTCAGTTGTGGCAAAGTAGCCAGAACTTGACTGCAAAGAAGAAGTTACATCATTGCTAACTTGAAAAGTTATTACGTTGTTTGTTGGATTTTTCCATAAATAAGCTAAGTTAAAGAAATCAGAGCCTACAGGTGTCCACTGAGCTAACGCAAGTACATTCCTTGCTGAAGCGCCTGTTGTGTTAGTGTCAAACGAGGTAGGAAACTTATACACGCCCTGTAAAGAACCATCAGCAGGTCTTAAATTAAGCCCAGCGGAGAAATTTTCGGGAGACAATGCCTGTGCTGGCACATCTGTATTTAGGCCTTTAATTCCTAAATTTTGTAGTGGTATTGTTGGCATATGTTATTCCTCTAAATTTATTCCTATCTGTTTGAATTTCCTACGGGCGCAACGTAATCTGAAGGCCCGTAGTCTAGCATTAACTTTTCTCTTTCTTCTCCAAGGCCTACAGCTCGCAAGCGCCTCCGGTGCACGCAAGTGTTTGTGCTCCTTCAGTATTGTCTTCCTGCTCATAAGTAGAGAGTTCATTCCAGTTGATTGGTGATGGAAATTCTGAGAGTGCTGCATTATATTCTGTCTCTGAGACAGGCTGATACGGTGCTTGCTGATAAGAGTGTTCCGAGTACGGCAAGAACGATACACCTGTAATCTGATCAAAGTTCTTATAAACCCAGGCACCTACTTCCAGCCACTCACTGTCTTTCACATACACAGTTATTGATACTGAATGCTCGGCCCAATTTTGCTTTAACTTCAACCATAGTTTCAATTGTTCAATAGCACCTAACTCGTTGGCCATAACAGAATTGTCTGGGCTTTCAATCGGAAAGGAAAACACAGTGGTACTATCGGGCTTCATCGCACAGGGTTCGCTTGGAACTCCTGACGCTTTCATAAAGTCTGTAAGCGGGTCTTTGTTGTCACCACGTACTGTACGAATATAGTGTGGGGCAAAACGACCATGAATACCAGAGGAACTGTTAACTAGTTGGCTAACAGTACCTGATGGCTTAATTGTGGTAATCGAAGTAGACGCTGGAATACCTAACCGCCTAGCCCAATCTTGGTTGACTGAGATAGCGTAGTCACGAAGGGCTTGTAGCTCATGCTCTGTTGCATTGAATAGCGCAGGGCAATCACATACACCTGTTAGAGA